GCTGACGCGACTCTGTTATGTGTCGTGTGACTATGGAACGCAAAACGCGACCGTTTTTAAGATGTGGTGCAAAGGCAACGACGACAAGTGGTACTGCACCAAAGAGTATTATTACAGCGGTCGAGAGGAACGGCGGCAAAAGACCGACGCTGAATACGCGGACGACATGCTGACGTTTATCGGCGATGCGCATCCGAGGGCAATCGTTGTCGACCCGTCGGCGGCATCATTTATCGCGGCATTACGTCAAAAGGGATTACCCGTCATCAAAGCTAAAAATGATGTGCTGGATGGTATACGGGAAATGTCGCGGATGATAACGACGGGCGTCCTTTACTGGACAGAGGATTGCGAGCGGACGTTTGCAGAGTTCGGCGCGTATGCATGGGACGAAAAAGCGGCGGCGCGCGGCGAGGATGCGCCCATTAAAGAGAATGACCATTGTCTTGATGCAGACAGATATTTTGTTAATACGATTTTGAGCGTCGCACGGGCGCGCGTAATAAATAAACGAGAAAGGGGCTTTTACTGATGGATGTAATATTGACGTACGACAGAGAGCGCATCGACGCGCTAGGCAGTCGTGACGTAATGAAGTTAATCGGGCGGCATCTTGCAGAACAGGTGCCAGAGTATCAACGAAACATGGCGTACTACATGGGCGAGCAGGCTATATTGAACAAGGAGCGCGCAGAGAATGACGCGCCCAACAATCAAGTCGTATGCAATCACGCAAAGGATATCGCCGACACAGCGTCGTCATATTTTCTAGGCACGCCGCTGACGTACAAGAAAAAGCACGCGGATGCATCCGACGAGTCATTTAATAGTTTGCTAGATGCGCTGGATGCGGCGACAACGGACGACGACGACCAAGAAAACGCGTTGATGCTGTCCATATGCGGCAAGACGTACGAGTACATATACATCGCAGAGGGCGAGAGCGAATTACGCGAGAAACCTATTGACCCGCAGAACGCTTTTATTGTATATGACCAGAGCATCGAACACACTCCATTATTCGGGGTGTACTACTACCAAAAGGAAAACGATCTGGACGATACCGTCGACGATTTTTATTTCATCGTCATGACTGATACATTGCTGAAATATTACAAGGTCGAAGCGGACACGGACGCGGACATATTACCGTACAAGGTCGAGGAACACAGACTCGGACAGATACCTTTGATAGAGTATAAAAACAATAGATTTTGCATCGGCGACTTTAGTCAGCAGATATCATTAATTGATGCATACAATACGATGACATCCGACCGAATCAACGACAAGGAACAATTTATCGATGCGATATTAGTTGTTTATGGCACGTTGCTGGGGACAGACAAAGCATCCGCACAGGAAGCAATGGAAGACTTGCGCAAAGATAAATTGTTGGAGCTGCCCGACGGAACGGGCGCACAATACTTGACCCGTCAATTAGAGGAGTCGGGCATGGAGATATTACGCGAAGCGTTGAAAGAAGACATTTACACATTCAGTCATGTGCCGAACTTGACCGACGAGAATTTCGCGGGGAATAGTTCTGGCGTCGCAATGGAATATAAATTGCTGGGGCTGGAGATGCTGACCAAAATAAAAGAGCGTTGGTATCGCCGCGGCTTGCGCAGACGTCTGGAAATATTTCTTTTTTTCCTCGGGCTTAAAGGCGAGCGTCTTAATGCTGACGATATCGAGGTCGTGTTCAGTCGTTCATTGCCAAAGAATTTACTTGAACTGTCCCAGATCGTCAACAATCTGGCGGACGATGTAACGCTGGAGACGCGGCTGTCATTGTTGCCGTTCGTCGAAGACCCGCAGGCAGAAGCCGAAGCGTTAGAGGAACAAAAGACCGAGAACGTCGAGCGACAGCAGGAATTATTTAAGACAGCTGGCGAGGTCGGCGAGTACAACACGCCGCCAGAAGACGACAAAGGTATAAACGATGGCAACGACGAGTGATAAATACTGGGCGAAGCGTAAAGCGCGCGAAACGTACGAGATGACAAAAGACGTCGACAAAGTCGGCGACGAGCTGGCGTCGGCATACGCGCAGGCGTCGGCAGAGATTGAAAAGGAAGCGCGGCGACTGGTTCGTCGGTTCCAGCTAAAGCATCATCTGACAGAACGTGAAGCGGAACGGTTAATCGCATCGGTCAAGAGCCCCGAGGATATAAAGGCGTTAATCGCTGAACTGGCAAAGAATCCGCAAAACGCTGATATCGTCCAGCAATTAGAGTCGCAGGCGTTCGGCGCAAGATTAAACAGGCTGACAACAATCCAGCAATCAATCGACGGGCTGACACTGGGGCTACTCGGACAGAATCAAATCAAATTTGCAGAGGTATTAACCGACGTCGCACGCGGCGCGTATTATCGCGAGGTTTTCGCGATGCAAAAGCGTGCCAACGCCGTTTATGGTTTCAATCCGTTGGATGCGGACAGGATAATGGACATTATGGGGCGTCGTTGGTCGGGGCGCAATTATTCGGATCGTTTATGGGACAATACCGAAGCTCTGGCGGCAGATGTAAAAAAAGAGTTGGTCGTCGGATTACTGACGGGCAAGTCAACATTCAAGATGTCAAAGGACATCGAGCGTAAATTCCACAGCGGCGCATCCGCAACGCGCAGGCTTTTACGGACAGAGTCGAATTACGTCGCAAATCAAATGGCGGCGGAAGCCTACAAGGACGCAGGCATCGATAAATATATATACGTCGCAATTCTGGACATGCGAACGTCGTTAATCTGTCAAGATATGGACGGCAAGACATACAACGTCGCAGATGCACAGGCTGGATACAATTACCCGCCGATGCATCCGTGGTGTCGCTCAACAACAATCGCATGGATGCCAGAGCAAATACTAAAGAAGTTGCAACGTAGTGCTATAAATCCGCGGACGGGCGAGCGCATCAAAGTACCCGCAAATATGACATACAAAGAGTGGTATAATAAATATGTCGTTGGGCTGGGCGATATAGAAGTTGGCGAGATATTGCCGCGCGACATGTTGGTTAATGAAGCGGGTCGACTCGAGGAGTGGGACGCGGAATTTTTCGCAACGATTAAACATGATGCAAGCGCGCAAGAAAAACTGGATCGAACCATTTATGCGACGCTGATGTATGACGGTAAACGCCGCGCGAATCCCGTTAAAATCGAAGTCGCGGAATTGCAAGATAAAATCGACAAGATAAACGAAACGTTTAAGGATATACCAGACGCCAGCGCATTTGTACATTATCACGGCGAAAAAAAAGGCGACGTATATCGGAGAGCGTGCGAGTTTGTCGATGCAAAGCTCGGCGCGAATGCATTACCAGCGGATTATAACGCGGACGACGCGCTGGCGGTTAAGACATTCAAAACAGATACATACGGCGATGTCTTATATCGCGGAGTCGGCGACAATATAACACGGCAAGACCTAAAAACGGCGGGCTTGTCGCCGTCCGAAATGGTAGACCAATATAAAAACGGCGCATTTTTCGCAGGCACAGGCATCTATGGAGACGGGACATATTGTTGCGCATTACAAAGTGAAGCGGAAAAGTACGGGAACCCCGTCGATGGCATATTCGAGATATCATTAAAAAAAGACGCGCGTATTATCCAATTTGAGGACGCATATCAGATATGGGTTAAAACAAAAGACAAAATCAAAGAGGGATTATTACAAGACCCGTATTGCCTAGTATATAGCCCGAGGGCAGAAACAAAGGGACAATCAAAATATGGCGCAATTGGTCGTCTAATGAATATGCTAGGATATGACGCGATAAAAAAATTCAACGGCGATTGGTCGGGCGAAAATTACTGGGTCATATTAAACCGTGGCGCGTCGATGGTAAAAAGGAGCAAGAAAAAATGAAATTAAAGAAATCAGATTTATGTGCAAAGAATACTCTTTTATGGTGTGCGTTTTTGGAGCGGCTGACGTGGAACCCGAAAGACGATAAACACGACGAGCAGATTATGCGCCGAACAAATAGCGCACGGAATTTTAACGAATTGCCGCCAGAGGTTATACCGTCGGCGGAAAAAATATGGAGAAAATTTAGCAAAATGACCCGCGAGGAGTGGGGAATCGAAAGGAGCAAAACAAAATGAAAAAGCACAAAGTGATTAAACCGTACGTCGACAAGCTGACGCTGGAGATGCACGAACGCGGGGAAGTTGTCGAGCTGGACGATGGACGCGCAAAGGAGCTGACCGACGTCGTCGAGGAACTTAAACCAGCAAATGACGGCGGCAAGGATGCGAAAGGAAGTAAAAAATGAGTACAGCGGTACAGATGACGGGCATCATATGTCTGACAATCATCATTCTGGCGTTAATCGCCAGCAAGAAAAATGACGACTAATATATCGATAACGATAATAAAAGTCGCGCAGGGCGTAAAAATGGACGCCGAAAAAAACGTTAACAACAGTCACATGGCTGTTTTTTTAATTCTGTAAACGGACGGCACGGAATCAACGACGGGCTGGACGGCGAAAGGAGACGAAACACATGTTAAAAAACAAAATGCAAATCTTTATGGATGCGGACGGTGGAGCAGACGGCGGCGCTGGAGCTGGACAGGCTGACAACAATCAGCAGACCAACCAGCAGGGCGACGGCGACAATGACGCCAACAAAGGACAGAACGCGGGACAGAACACGCATAAAACACTTGATGAATTACTGGCGAGCAACAAGGATTACCAGAGCGAAATCGACAGACGCATTAACAAGGCAGTCGAGACGGCAACGGCGAACGAGCGCGAACGCCAGCAGATCATCCAAGACAATTTACAGGATGAAGTGTTGCGCGTGTCCAAGATGACGCAGACAGAAAAAGAAGCATATTTTAAGCAGAAGCAGGCGCGTGAGCAGGCACAAAAAGAAGCCGACCTATTAAAGCGCGAGCTAACGCTCGACGCCCGCGGCATCTTACAAGAGCGCAAATTACCCGACGCGTTCGTCGACCTATTGGATTACAGCAACAAGGACGCATGCAAGAAGTCAATCGATGTACTGGATGCGGCATTTGCTGACGCAGTCCAAAAGGCAGTCGACGACAAGCTGAAAGGGACAAAGCCGCCAAAGGATGCAGGCACGGAAGGGACGCAGAAAACGTCAGCAGACGCGCAGGAGGAAAAGGTAACGGCAGAAATCCGCGAGATAATGGGCTTGCGGACGAAAAAGTAAAAAGGAGTAAAACATTATGGCATTTGCAAACGACATTAATTATGCACAAATTTTTCAGACACTACTTGATGAACAGATGGTACAGGAAGCCCGTACTGGCTGGATGGTAGACAACGCAGGGCTCGTACAGTATGACGGCGGCAAACAGGTAAAAATCCCGAAGCTGACAATGACAGGTCTCGGCAATTACAGCAGAGCAAACGGATATCCAGAGGGTAGCGTTACTCTGGAATACGAGACCCGCGACATGACTATGGACAGAGCCGCCCAGTTCCTACTCGACCAGATGGATGTCAACGAGACTAATTTTGTTGCTAACGCAACAACAATCATGTCAGAGTTCCAGCGTACACAGGTTATACCAGAAGTTGACGCCTACAGAATCAGCAAACTGGCGACATATGCAATTGCAAACACAGCAACAGAGGCAACCAACGTCGAGTATGGATACACTCCAGCACCCGAAACAATCATCGCAAAACTGGCGGCGGCATGCGAAATCGCTGGAGACGATGCGTACATCATGGCAACACCCGCGACATGCGTTGCGCTGGAGTCCAAAATCGGAACTAACAACATCGAATCCGTCGACTTTACGCAGGCAGGGTTCGACCAGCGTGTACCCGCATTTAACGGTCGCCCGATTATAAAGGTTGACCCCGCAAGGATGGTAACAGCAATCACAGTCGCAGACCTCGCAAACGGAGCTGGCGGCGGCTGGAGCAAAGGCGCAACAGCAAAAGACATTAACTTTATCGTATGTCCTAGAATCGCGCCGATTGGCATCGACAAGCTCGACGAGCCTAAAATCTTTGACCCGTCCGTCGTGCAGGAATACTCTGGATGGCTTATTGATTACCGTCGTTATTTCGACATGTGGGTCATGGATAACAAGATTGGTTCAATCGCAGTAAACATCAAACAAGCTAAATCTTCATAAAGACGAAAGGACGGCACGGCATGATTTTGATAAAAGACAATATCGAGCGCATAGTGTCGGACGATGCAGTCGTTAAAGAATTAATCGCGCAGGGCTATACCGTCGTTGGCGGTACGCCCGCGCGTCCAGCGGACGACAATACAGAGTCGCATCATCATGTGAACATGAGCAAAGCAGAGTTAATCGAGGCAGCGACGAAGTGGGGCATCGAGGACGCTAAAACGCTAACAAAGAAAGAATTAATCGAATGTCTGACCGAAAACGGCGCGATGGAATAGGTGGATAAAATGACGGACGAACAAAAGAACAAAGTGTTAAATCGGTTAAAAGTGTTGATGCCAGACGTCGACAACGACGCATTGCTGGAGCAATTAATCGGGGACGCCGCCGAGTTCGTTTGCGATTATACGTTCCGCGCAGAAGTACCAGACGAGTTATTGCGCACGGTCGGCGACCTTGCAATTGTCGCATACAACCGTATGGGAACCGAGGGCGAAACGAATCGAAGCGAGGGCGGCGAGTCTTACGGCTTTGAAAACAGTCCAGAGCACATCTATAACATACTAAACCGTTATCGTCTGGCGCGGACGGGGGGTGTGGCACATGCGGCGACTCAAACAGACCAGAGTTAAGACGTATCACGTCAAGACGCGAAGCGTCACAAAGAACGACGAGGGCGTCGCGCTTACGTCATACGCCAGCGCATTTGACGTTAAGGGTTATGTCTGGCGTGCGGAAAGTCGGCGTCAAATTGAGCAATACGGCGACCGTATAAGCAATGTCGCAAACATGCGCATCGAGGGCAATTACGAGATACAGCTTAATGAGCGCGTGCCAGTCGTCGTATTTAGCGACGGCAACACGCTGACGGCTGGCGATGGTATTTGCGTCCATGCGGATGCAGACGCCGCGCCCGATTACATCATCGTCGCGATAACGGAATATAAGCCTTTAATGTTGGAGATAGAACGAAATGTCTAAAAAGGATATCAGCAGTCTGGCGCACGATCTGAACGCAATACGCGGTGTCGTGCTTAATAAAAAGCATCTAATGACGGCGGCGGGATTTGTCCAGTCGTCCGCGAAATTGTTAGCACCGACGGGTGCGTCGGGCGAGTTGCGTAACAGCATCCAGATGACAGTCGTCGAGTCGCCGACACGGCTTACAGCGCACATCGGAACCAATCTGGAGTATGCACTATATGTCGAGTTCGGTACGGGAAAAATCGGCGCGGCAAATCACGCTGGCGTTAGTCCGTATGTAACGCCAGCGTACACGATGTCGTCGTGGTGGATACATGAGAGTCAAGTCGACCCCGACGTTCCAGAGCGTTATCATTGGTTCAGTATTGATACAAAGGCTGGCAAGTTCTATCAAGTTAACGGTCAACCCGCGCAACCGTTTTTATATCCCGCGCTTAAAGACAATGAGCAGACAATCGGCGATTTATTACGGGGCGGCTGGGAAGAAGCAATCAGAAAGGCAACTTAAAAGAAATGATAAACGTTAAAAATCAAGTCTATAACGCATTGCAAAAGGTTACCGGCAATGTGTCGGACATATATCCGACATCATGGGAACGGTTTCCGTGCATCCAGTACACAGAGGAAGCGAACAACGTCGTCACGCGCACAGACAATACGGAGCGGCTGGCGTATTTGCGCTACCGTATCGACATATGGTCACAGGGTAGCACATCAGAGACGGCAGTCGCGGTCGATGATGCAATCGCGCCGCTCGGATTAGTTCGCGTCGAGTGTTCGGACGTCGCCGATCCGACGGGATTACGACACAAAACGATGCGATACGAGGGAACAATCGACGTCGAGGACGAAATGATGTACTGGGAAAACAATCGATAATTAGACGATAAAGAGTATGGCGACGCATAAAAAATCGCTTAAAACGCGATTCTGGACGTCGCATTTTTATGAAAGGAGCAGAAAAATGTTAGTAAACGGAACAACATTAGCTTACAAGACATCAGCAGAGGGGACAAGTTATACCGACTTGCCCGACCTTAAAGAAGTGCCCGACATGGGCGCCGACCCCGAAATGGTGGACAACACGGCGCTGTCAGATAGCATCGTACACAATGAGCAGGGCATCGGCGATGCTGGCGACATGGAGTACACATTTAGGTACAAGAACGACAGCGCGAACGACTCGTTCCGCATCGTGCAGGGTCTCGTGGGCAATCTGACATATTTTAAGCATACGCTTAAAGATGGCACGGCTTATACATTCAGCGCGATACCGTCTCTGAAACTTTCTGGCGGCGGCGTTAACGACCCGCAGGAATTCGTTATGGCACTGGCACTCCAGAGCGATTTAACGATTGCAAATCCGCAGTAAACAACATGATAACGGGGCTATTGTCTTTTATAGGCAATAGCCTTATTTTGCATTTTACGAAAGGAGCAAAAGCATGGATAACGAAAATACAATCTTTGATGCAGAAATCGAAGAAGAAAAAGCAGAAATAATTAACGGTGAAAATACTCCAGTTGTACAGATGCCGCGTCCGTTTTTGGTGTGGGCTGTCAACGGTAAAGAATATAAA